AACAATCTTTACAAAATTGTATGCAAGCCCACGAAGATGCTAAGACCAAAGCAGTTATTCCTTATAAATCTTATTTATCTATTGGGGGGTCAATTCCCACCGATAGGACTCAAGAGGGCTACCTGCGGGCTTATGGCGAAATAGGCTGGCTCCATGCTGTTATATTTCGTATTGCTCTGGGATGTAGTGAAGTTAAGTGGACACTATTTAATGTAACTAATCGGGATAAACCTAAGCAGATTTATGACCATCCTATACTATCCTTATTACACCTGGTAAACCCATTCCAAACATCAAATGAATTTATAGCCCTGGACACGCTCTATCAAGAGCTAGTAGGGGAATCGTTCTGGGCGTTGAACCCTAATGGACTAGGTGAACCTGCTGAGATTATTTTACCATATCCCCACAAGATGTCGGTTGTACCAGCTAAAGCGTTCCCGTTTGTCAAGGGGTATGTTTATGGAGTAGGTAATGAGGCAGTCCCATTTGACATAAACGAAATCATACATTTCAAGTATCCGAATCCGTTGAATCAATATAGAGGACTAGGTCAGGCGCAGGCGATAGGCATAGAACTGGACTCCGAGCAGTATTCCAGTCAGTGGATTAGACAATTTTTCTACAATTCTGCTCGACCTGACGGCGTAATACAGTTCGACTATAACCTGTCCGATGAACAGTTTGAGAAACTCAAGAAACAATGGTCAGAGAAATACAAGGGTGTTAGCAAGGCTCACCAGGTAGCACTTCTGGAAGGTGGAGGTAAATATCTCCAGATACAAAACAGCGTCAAGGATATGGACTTCCCCAATCTTAAACTAAAGAATCGTGACTCTATCTTGGGCGTGGTTGGTATGCCCCTGAGTGTCATGGGTATCTCGGAGAACGTCAATAAGGCGAATGCTGAGGCTGGCGATTACACTTTTGCACGGTGGATTGTTAAGCCGCGGCTGGATTGGAAAGTGGCCAAGCTCCAGGAGCAGTTGATACCGAAGTTTAGAAATTCAAAGAATCTTCAACTAGGCTTTGAAGAAGTTGTGCCACAGACTATTGAACAGAAGATGTTACTTGCAGAATCAGGCATACGGGCGGGTTATCTAACCATTAACGAGGCACGTAAACTCAGAGGACTTGACCCCTTACCCAACGGCGATGTTCTGCTAGTGCCTCTTAACCTTATACCTACGCCGATTAGTGGTGAGTTCTCTATACCAGCACCAAAGTTACCTGAGGAAATACCACCTGAAGGAACTCCATCTCTTAAAGAACCTGCTAAGTCTAAAGGTTTAACCCCTGACCAGAAGAAACTACACTGGGAGAATTACGCTAAGACAACCGAGAGACAAGAGTTAGTCTTTAAGAAAGTATTCAATAGCGTATTTAATGAGCAGAAGAATCAGGTTATTGAGCAGTTAGAAAAGACAGGTAAACTACCTGACAGTTTAGATGATACCAAGACTGCCCAGAAGTTCCAACCTGCCATTGAGTTGGTTTATCACTCGGCTTTTGAGGATGCTGTACCATCAAAGACACTCAAACAACTTGACGATATAGCCCGCACCTGGATATTACATCGTTCCCTTGCCCTCGCTAAGGCTATCAATATGACGACTATGGACGCTATTCGCAAGGCACTAGCTGAAGGATTTGCTCAGGGCGAGTCTATACAGCAACTTAGTAAACGAATAGAGGGATACTTTGAGGATAACTCTCAATACCGCGCAGAGATGGTGGCAAGGACTGAGGTTATATCCGCTAGTAATGAAGGGGCTTTACATCGGTATGAGTTAGAGGGGATAGACAAATCAGAGTTCTATCCTTCACCTGATGCTTGTGAAGTATGTGTAGAGATTGCCCAAGACCCGATTTATGTTACGAAAGACGCTAGTGGGATTATACCCGTTCACCCAAACTGCCGGTGCGTATTTTTACCAGTAGTCTAGCCGTAGGACGTTAGGAGGTAATTATGGACATGATTTATAAAATGTTTCGAGCTGAGGTTCGAGGCGTAAATGCAAATGAAGGCACAGTAGACCTTATGATACCCGTTTCTACTGCCTCAGTTGATAGAGATGGTGAGATTGTTGAACCTACGGCATTCAAAAAGACCCTCCCTAAGTTTATGAAACGGCCTGTCTTAGTTTCTAGTCATGACTACCGAGACCTTACTTCTCAAATAGGTGAATGGACACGGCTGAAGATTACGGATTCAGGTGTTGAGGGTAAACCAAAGTATTACATCAATGAAGGCAACGAACAAGCAGACTGGGGATTCAAATTAGCCTCTAAGGGCATGGCTGCGTTTAGTATTGGATTTATTCCCAAAGAGTGGGAAGATGGTGATGGGGTGAAGTCACCCCGACGCACTTATAAAGAAGTTGAACTCCTGGAGATTAGTCAGGTAATAGTGCCTAGCAATCGTGAGGCAATACAGTCTATCAGGTCTAAGGGATTTGACAATGAAGTAGTAAACAAACTCTTGGATGATGTTTTGGCTGATAAGGAACTAATAACCAAACCAGAAGAAACTGATGAGTATATCAGGATTCCAGTCAAAGAGTGTAAAGTAACAGCCACTATAAACATTTCTGTTGATGAGGGTATTAAGGCTCTCTACTGTGGTAAGGAAAAGGAAATCGCCACCTATTTATTTGCTACAGATAAAGGGTGGACAATGGCAAAAGCAAAGAAATGGGTAAAAGAACATAGTAAAGGATATATTATCGGAGAGACTACAAACTCTGAATCTGATGAGGTGATTATTATGGCATTTAAAATACCCGATACACCTCAGATTTATAAAGAATCACAGACAAGCCAAGAGGAAATCAAAGACGAATTTGACTATCTCAAAACCATTATAGAAAAAGAGGGGCTTTCAGAAGAGGGCAAGGAATCAGCGAATGAACTAATAAAAATATTACATAATCTAGGAATGCGAATTGATTGTGAAGAGTGTAATAGTAAGAAGCGTGAACCTGGTAACGACATACCAGTTAAGGATAAACCAACTGTCAAGGAAATCTTGACAGTTGAAACACTAGACATACTAGAAGCTATCAAAAGAATATCTAAAATTGGAGGTTAGAAATGGTATTAACACCAGAACAAATCAAAGAATTGGATGGCGAAATATCGGCCATCGTCGACAAAAGGGTGGAGGATAAACTAGCTAAAGAAATTGTGAAGCGGTTTAGTCCTGGGGGAGTAACGGTAGTAATTGATGAAGCGGATAGACCCTTCAAATCGTTTGGGGAGCAACTTATAGCAGTCAAAGACTTTGCTGTAAGTGAAGGCCGAAAATGTGATGTTAGGTTAAAGCTTCCTACGGGCATGGGTGAAGGACAGCCAAGCGAGGGCGGGTTCTTAGTGCAAACGGATGTGTCCACACAGTTACTAGAAAAAACGTTTGCATCTAGCGACTTACTCAGCCGTGTAACTAGATTCCCCGTTAGTGGCGGAGCTAATGCTATCAAGATTCCAGCGGTATCCGATGCTAATAGGGCAGATGGTTCACGGTCTGGTGGCATACGAGCTTACTGGGCGGCTGAGGCTGCGGCTAAGACAGCTTCGCAAGCAGCTTTCGACCAAGTAGCACTTGAACTAAAGAAACTTGTCGGACTTTGCTATGTTACCGATGAGTTACTTCAAGATGCTCCATTCTTGGAGGCATGGATTAGCAACGCCTTTGTAAAAGAGTTCGATTTCAAGATTGGCGATGCTATTGTGAATGGTGATGGCGCGGGTAAGCCTCTGGGTATCCTGAGTGCGCCATGTACCTATAGTATCACGGCCGAAACGGGACAAGGTGGTTCAACCATCGTAGCTGAGAATATCATCAAGATGTGGGCTGCCAGGTTCGGGCCCAATTCTGGAAACTATGTTTGGCTGATAAACCAGAACATCGAACCCCAACTTTACACGATGGGTCTAGCAGTAGGTAGTGGCGGTATCCCAGTCTATATGCCTGCTGGCGGGCTTAGTGGAGCGATGTACGGGACATTGTTTGGACGGCCAGTAATTCCCTGTGAGTTTGCTGCTGCTTTGGGCACGGTTGGAGATATAATACTTGCTGACCTCTCCCAGTACATCTTCATTGACAAGGGTGGAATGCAATCGGCTGCGAGCATACATTACAAGTTCAATGTGGACGAGTCTACGTTTAGATTTGTCTATCGTTGTGATGGGCAGCCGTGGTGGAAGACGTATATTACCCCCTATAAGGGCACGACTTCTTACCAGTCATGCTTCGTAACTCTTGCCACTTCTCGAACCTAGTAATTAAAGGCCAGGGGCAACCACTTTAATAACGGTTGCCCCTGTTAAAACAAAAGTTGAATAACGGAGGTTATAAATGGCTAAAAATATGGGAGAACAGATTCACATAGTCCCTGTGCTTTTTGAGGCAAACAAAGCTACAGGCGTAGTGGCTAAGTTTATCAATATGAAACTATTTCACAAGGTAGAGTTTATAGTTAGCTTTGGCACTATGGGCACGGCTGACTATACAGTAAAATACCAGGCTAGTGCTGCTGTGGCTGGCACTTCCGCCACTGACCTCGCTTTCCAGTATCGGAAGTCGGCGGCTGCTGGCACTGACACGATGGGTGCTGTTACCGATGTAGCTGCGGAATCAACATTTACGGCGGCCTATGCCACTGACAGCACCATGTTGTTTATCACTGACTTTGAATCGGCTGAATTGACGGCGGCTTTGCCTTATGTTGGTGTATATCTAGGTAGAGGTTCTAGTGCTACCGCTCAGATTTCGATTATAGCCTTGTGCTGGCCTCGTTACGCACAGGCAACCCCTAGTGGAGCACTAACCTAAACTATCGGAGTAACCTAGTGACCATTCCCAAGCGAAACAAACGGAGAAGGAAGGGGCAGGTTGAGAAGGCTTATCTTGCCCCGCCTTCTCACAAAGCAATACTAGAACGGCGCACGGCGAAAAGTGCGACCACATGGAATAACCTTGAACCTTTAGGAGGTTAAAATGGGAACACATGGAATAGGTGTATACGGAATCAACTCAAAATT